TTCAAATTTTTTTATATGTTCTTCATTATTAATAACTATCTTTAACATTTCCAAAATTCCTTTTACTTTTTAAAATTTATCAAACTGTCAATTTTTTCTTTTATCTTATCTTTTAATTTACTCTTGAAGTTTTCAAATCTTTCTTCCAGTTGATACTCTTTAATTGGTGATGTTTCACCGGTATGCCGCTCATAAAGTTCATTAACATCATCGATTAACCTTGTCTGTTTCCTAGCTTCTATCAGATCAATTGAAATGTCAACATCTCCCGTCCTTTCCTTTATTTCATATTCTAGCTGTTCAATGTAGCATTTAAAATAGATACTATACTTGGGAACTATCAAAGTTAAAACTTCTTTATTATCTTTATACTTATCTAAAGTTTTTATATTGTCCATTGGCGAATCAGGATTAAGTAAAGAGTTAAAAAATTTGGATTTTTTAGCAGGTAAAAATGTGGAAAAGCTGATTTTTTTTATATTTCTCTCTCCTATCAATGCTACTTCTCCAACATCTAAAATCTTCACAACTTCGCTATTTTGACTGCTCGTAACTTTAAAATCTGACGGCGGTATCACAAAAATAAACGGATCTATATCGTACAGCAACATGAATACTGGTCTCATATTTTATAAAATTCCTTTCCTAATTAATTATTGTGATGCCTGAATTTGTGCCTGTAAGTTCGACATCATAGTGCTGTATGTACTTTGGCTAACATTCTGGGCTATCTGCCTAGCTATGCTCTCAATTTTTGCTGTGTCATTTATTGTTATATTTGACAATTGTGCTGCTATCTGTGCATTAGCTTGATGATTTATAATTTGTTCTATTGACACTGGCTGCGGTATCGGTGGCTGCATTGTGCTCAAACTAGTATTCAAAAGACTTGGCAAACTATTTAATGGACTTAATCCAGAGTTGATAGCATTAGTTATAGCGCTCGGATCAAATGGTTGCAAGGGATTATTATTTTGTTGTTTAGATACAAGTTGTGAAATTGCACTTGTTAATTGTGCCGTCTTATCTTGCTGAATAAGTGCTGGATTTTGCTGTGGCGCTTCTAGCCTTGTCTTAAACGCATTCATATCCAATACAACTTTCTGCAGAGCTTCGTATGATCTTCTGTCATATTCTTTTTGCCTTGCAATTCTTGCTGCTTCTTCTTTTTGTACTTCTACAGGTGAAGGCACTTTAACATCACTATACCCCATATAATGAAAACGTCCGTCTTTGGAGTTATAACCAGAGGTATATTTTGAAGGGTCAAAAGCATTGGCTATAGCTTGTTGTTTTGCTTTTTCTAATTTTGGGTCTTTAGGTTCTATGAGTTTTTTTACTATGTCTGGTGAAAAATACCCAATAGCTCCTCCAATTGCAGCACCTACTGCTGTTCCTACTGGTCCCCCAATTGCTGTACCTAATTGAGCTCCCCAGACTGCACCTTTAGCTCCTATAATTCCTCTCATTCCTATCTCTGCACCTTTTGTTAATTGTTCAGCTTGCCCTTTTAATTTCTCAGGATCTAATGCTCCGCTTTTTTGCCATCCTTCAACTTTTTTCATAAAGTCTTCCATCCACCTGGTCGCTATTGGGGCGAATGCTTCTCCTAACGATATTTTCAAATCATCTATCGCCGATTTAAATTGTGCTATTTTGTTAGCCGTCGTATTACTCATATCATTAGCAAATTTATCCGTTGCACCACTAGAATTTCTTACAGCATTAGCAACTTTATTATAGTTTTCTTCTGTCGTTCCCATAATAGACGCTAATATTTTCATACCTTCTCCACCAGCAATCATTGTCAAATATCTATTTCTTTCTTCCTGTGTAAGACCAGCTGTCGCAATTTTTAAATCATCAGATAACGCTTTCAATCCTCTAAAATGTCCTTGCTGGTCATAAAGTTGAATATTTAAGTCTTTTAAAGCATTTCCCACTTGTTTCGATGGATTAGCCAATCTTCTGTAAATTCCTGCTAAATTACGCCCAGCTTGACCAGATTTAATTCCGTTATCTGCAAGTACTCCTAATAAGATATTTACATCTTCAAAGCTCTCAAAATTTCTTGAAGTTGCTGCAACATATTTATAAGCCTCCCCTAACATTTGCACATTGGTATTTGCATTATTACTTGTTGCAACCATTACATCCATAAGTCTATTGGAATCTTTTAACGACATACCAAAAGCTGTCAGGTTATCCGTAACTATATCGGAAGTTTGAGCAAAATCACTTCCAGCTGCAATTGACATTTTTAAAAGTTTAGGTGTCATTTCCAATACTTCATTTGTTTTCATACCCGCCATTGCCTGATACATTTGCGCTTCCGCTACTTCCTGTGCTGTAAATTTAGTTGACCTTCCTAAATCTCTAGTCTGTTGCATAAGCTGCTTTTCCTGTTCTGCTGTAGCACTCATTATAGCTCTATTTCTTCTTACTTGGTCTTCCAAATTTGCATAGGCTTCAACAGAAGATTTTAATACGCTAATTGCTGTACCTGCTCCAATACCAACCCCAACAGTTGCCAATGCTCCTTGAATTCCACTAAAAGAATTTTTTATTTTGCCTGTTATGCCGCCAACTTTATCTTTCAATGTTCCTAATGAAGTCCCAGCTTTTTGTGCTACATTAGTAAATTTATCTTTCAACTCAAGCAATGCACTCAATTTATATTCACTCATTCTCTAATCCACCTCCAATCATAAAAAACATAAACAACAACTCCGAATTACTTAATTCCCTTAGACTTTGTAGACTATGCCCGCAATTTAAATAGTGAGCGACTGTTTTTGCTTTCCAGTCGCCCTTAATTAGTTTTTTATTTCTTCAACCACTTCTTCAACAGTAAATTTTTCATTCCAGCCTGCTTTTGCCATAAGCAATTGTGAAATATTTACTATGGTAGATTGGCTTAATACCTTTGGTACAACTTCTACTGGATTCATTTGACAACCCAGTTGTGTAATTAATTTTTCATCCTTAAATATTTTTCCTGATGTATAAATCAATTCACTGTCTTTGTCCGCACTATTACTGGATAAAATATCTAGTATTTCCATTCTGTTTAACACTTCTAATTCTAAAACAGCTCCATTCAATTCTTTAATTTTAACCTTTACTGTATCTTTTTTTTCTATTTTTTTGCTATTTTCCAGCAACATTTCTACTGTTATATTTTTCATTTTATCCCTACCTTTTTTTTATTTTATTACATTTTCATATTTAACATCACCAGGAGTAAATCCAAAGGGTATTTCTTCTTCCACGATTTCCCCTCTTGCGAATTTTGCTAATTCAATTGAGTCAAACCAAACATTATCAATTGACACTCTCTCTTCTTGTCCTTTCAAGCTATCCGGGTCTTTAATTGATGTCACTATTCTACTTCTTACATCTTTTCCTTTTATCCAATTTTCAAGTATCTTTTTTCCACGAGTATAAACTTTAAATACTGTAATCGTTCCTTCACCTTTCAATCCTGTTATTTTACTATCAACAGAAATCCCCAGCTGTACCTCTTTTCTTTCCGCTGTAATTTTAGCTTCTACAGATTTTAATTCCGCTACTTTTTCATTATCAAGCCATATCTCCCCATAAGCTCCTGTTATTGTTCTATTCCCTTTTATATTTTCCAGCATTTTCTCAACTCCTTTTCATTACATTAACATTGTCAGGCTAAGTGATGCCATAGTATCGGTAAATCTCACATCACCTGTTAAATAAACATCATCACCCGTAGGATATTGCAAAATCTCTAACTCTGTCATGGTATCTACTTCCAACCCATCTACTATAATGACTCTTTTCTGTGCTTCAATATCTATCTCCACTTTATTGTCATAATCTCCATTCAGTACATTTGGCGACATTTCTTTAAAATATACTTTTGTTACATTTGAACAGAAATTCATTTTATTGTCATAATCATTGATATATTTCCCAAGCCAATATTTTTTGAATGTGTCCCTTATATCATCTACGATAAAGCACATACCCTCAACAACTTTAATTTTTCTTGTGTCTTTTTTCCAAGTACTGTCAAATGTAGTTTTAGAATTAACGCCATAATTTACCCTAATCACATCTTCATCAGTGTACAAACTGAATTTACCAAGTTTAGGCTCATAATCTTCAACTTCTTTCAAATCATTCATGATGTGATTATCAGCACTACGGTTTAACGGCATACCTGCAATAAGTCCTGCAATAGCTGCTGTATATTCCTGTGCTGTAAAATCTCCATAAATGGACTTATATGTTCCACCATTCGCAAGTTCTACAATAGCTACATGGTCTGTTTTATTCGCATAGGTTGATACATATTTTATAGTTTTACCAATTGCACCATCAGTTTCAAATTGCCGCTTTATCCAGTTCACAACAACCTGATCATCTGATTCTATTGCCTGTGGGTAAGCCAGCCAGTTAAATTTTCTCATTTCTAAATCTTTTAGTACTTTATCTGTACTTTCTTCATTCTGCACAACTCTGACTAATACTTTAAATGCTCCGTAATGCATAGCTAAATTGATATATTTTATGCTCTCTGCATCCCAGTTTTTAGTTTCAACATCCGCTATCGTTTTAAAGGTGTACCACTTCCCAGTGGCTTTTTTATCCTTCAAAATCAGGCATACAGTACCCCTTTCACTTCTTTGAATAGCTGTAGTTGCCAATGTTTTAAATGCAATACTAATGCTTGGACTTGCATTAATTTGTCCGACTATTGCCATTTTATCACTCCTCTATCTCTTTAATTTCATTTTTAAATTTCTCATTATCTTGTAATTAAACGGAACTCCGTTTTTATCAAATAATGATAATTTTTTAAACACCTCATCACTGATTAAATCATTATTCTCATCAAATAACGATACTTTATTACCTTTTTCATCAAATAACTCTAATTTTTTTAGCAACTCATATTCCGTTAATTCAGTGTTGTCATCATTCAATATTTTTCTTATTGTCTCAATACTATTGTCAAAAGTTCTTAAATCAGTCCCGTAGACATCAAATAA